CTACGTTCTATGATACATTTGGATGAGAGCGGTGTGGCCCCTCGCGGGGCCAAACCACTCAAGCCAAAGATATCAAACCATCGGGCACCAAGTCTCTACCACGCGGTAGGGTACTGTGTGTCTGAATGCTGCAGGTATATCGACATAACTTCGTAGCGATGAGCGCATAGTAGGCTCATCACCGATGAGGTTTGTCGACTCAAGGCCCCATAACGACTCGTCCACATTGTGGGCGTAATCAAATGGAGCCTTCCTTGGCACCTCCATAAGGTTAACGACTTGCCAGCCGACTGTTCCCCAATCCTTTCGGATAAGAGGAGCAGACAGTGGCTGAGCGTCAACCGCGGAGGGGCAATGACCAATGTGAGCTGAGCAAGGACAGCAGCCTCTACAGAGAGGCCGCCTTACATACTCAGCAAGGCCCGAGCACAATGCGTTGTTAACCCTTACGGGGTTAAAGCGCGTCGTGGTACGAAGCCAGCTCATTAGTCGGGATGAGACACTACCGAATCCGGCCTTGGTCAAATTATTGACAAAGGCGCAGAATTCGATTGCATCCTGCAGTGTATGCAGTCTGTCAGAACGAAGGCGCACCGGCGTGACATTAAGTCCAGCCCATGCGTCTAGTCCACAAGACTCTCGGAAGAACCCATCAGAGTATGACTTGGAAGTGTTAACAACCAAGCCACACCAGGTGAGTAGCGCGACGTAGAGCGGAACGGCGTCAACGGGAATGATAATATCATCTCCGAATACGCGAACCGCGCCCCAGTCGAGCCCGAGCTCCCTGCATACGGACACCGCTAACGATGCATATACGATCGTTTGTATGGGGAACGCGAGAGCGTTGCCCATAGTAGCGAACTTATGCAGCGGGTGTTCTGAATCGGTTTGTGGAATGTACACAAACTTAGCTCTACAGCTGTCGATCTCTCTGTAATAAGAAAGACCGAACAACTGCAACACGAGCTGACAACATAGCCGGTCAGAAGCATCGCTCAAATCGAGCGTTGCGAACTGGCCGTGCATTGAACCCACCCTGCATTGCTCCTGGTTTCGGGTCTGATCATTAAAATAGATCAGCTTCGAAAAGACGGGAGACTTTCGTACTGCTGCTTCAAGAGCAGATCGATACGACTGTTGCGCCCACATGGCTTCCGCCGAGTGGATGCAGATGCTTCGCGGACCTCTAGCGTCTTTTGGGACGAAGGTAAGCTTGCATCGATGCGCAGGTGAGAACACGACATCGGTTTCCAGGCCAATATGGCTTGGAAACACGTCTGCAGGATCCTCGATCTGACACACACGCCCTCTTTCGAAGGCGCCTCGGACATAGTGCGGACGCGGTGGAAACACCGCGCCCGGACCATGCCGAGGTGTGTGACGTTCGTTAGCCGCAAGACTAACAACGTGTGATACTAAACGCGACGACGAAGCAAGAAGTCGACGATACTGACAATGATGTTCAGTACTGCCTTCTTCAAGCTCGAGTTGCCCGACTTTGTAGAGACCTTTCCGATCGGAGAGGCGTCTATCGGAGTCGAGACAACATTCGTCGGTTTCGAGGAATCTTGCGATGGAGTCATTTATTTGTGTTGTTGTAGGTGTCCTAGACACTTTATACGCACAGAGGAGAGCCGATCGGATGAGGCGCACAATGTGCGCATATTCGATAGGTCTGGCGTCGCGGAGCGGGGCACACTGTGCTAGAATGCGGATTAAGCATTCCGGCCCAAGTGACGTTGCCCATACTCCATTTGAACGTATTGTGTGATCTTTAAGATAAACACACAACTCCTTGTCAACCCTAGGGGCTTCTTTAAGAAGCCAGTCAGTCAAGTTACCAAGAGGAACCTCTATAGAGGCCCCTGTTAGTCGCTTGAGTTCGGATTGCATGAACGTAAACACGCACTGTATAACAGGCGTGAACGTATTCGTCGCTTCATGTCGCATCTTCATGAGGTTTGTTCAGTATAGTTCGCGTTAGAGCGAACGGTTATTGAACAAATCCTCAGGGAGGGTCGTCGAGTTCAGGAGGGCCTTCATCAGGTCCACCAGAGGCTCGACATGCGTATCATAGTCGACAGAGGTGTCGACAGGAACGCGAACCGTCAGCGTGGCCGAAACGTTTTGAAGCTTGAGCCCATTCTGAATGGACACAGGCATCTCAAAACGCACGGCGGTCATATGACCCGCAAGCTTGGTATCCGTATCGGCATACCGGGCCTGCTTGACGTTGAGGGTAGTCGGGGTATTAATCCCGGACGAGGCGTCGACCCTGTAGTTACCGTTCTTCTCGGAAGAAGAGCGAAAACCGAAGGTGCGACTGTTGATGACGATGTTATTATCCATAACGGTATCAGTTATACTAACTTATACTAAGGGTAAGAACGTCAGAGAATCCTCTGAAGAGCAAGGGAGAGCGAAAGCAAACCCTGCCTTTTTCCGAACTTATTAACGCAGGCCAATCCTTGAGGAAGGTCAACGTCGGAACGCTCGTAGTACGCGAGGCCCATAGTGATCGCGGTCACCCCATCCAAATCGCTGGTAAAACCAACGCTGGAAGAGGATGACCACGGGTGTGTTATTGCGTTTAGCGCAATGTCATACTTATAACTAACAGTCTTGCTATCAACGACGATCGACGCTCCTTGAAGGAATGCGTCGAGCTCACCAATAACAATTCGAGTATCAACCAACCAATCGATCACGAAGCTGAGTGGGATTAACTCCAACGTCAGCGACGCGGGTCCATTGGCTAGGTACCGCCGAATGGCCGGACAATGTCCGCCATCCGGATACTCTATATTACCGGATACAACAGCGCGTACGTCTGCGTCCCATTCCTGGGTCGACAGATGCATGCCGCTAATGTTGTGGTACGGCAGACCAAACATGTTGTCTGCAACGTACGAATCCTTCGTTAAGGAATAATGCCAGTGTATACGCTCGCTGATCTTGCATCGTGCCTTCGCTGTTGCGGAGCCACGACGGAAAGATCTGACGAGTTTGACACTGGCGTTAAGAGCCTTGCGGACATCCGAATATAGAGGCCTCACACCGAACGAGAACGCTAGGTGTGAATTGGCAACGAGAAGTCCTCCATGTCTAAGGGAACGATTCATTCGTTTAAGAATGTTTCGCAGAACCTTAGGCTTGTAGAACTTCATCGCTAGGCTAAATGAAGAATCGAGATAACCAATCCCGTTTCCTCGTTTGGCCATATGCCACAGGTCAACTACGACACGTCCCAGCTGCTTAAGGCTGAGATGCGGAATAGTAGAGACGTGAGGAATACATCTCACCGTGGATTCGAGGGTCTTTCTGAGACCTCGAACGAACGATGGGATGATTTCTAACGTCTGCTCGAGTTCAAGTGCGTTAGCGGCCCACATACTGATGTTCTGGTTAAGGAACGCAGCGTAGGCGTCACGCACAAGCGACTGTGTATCAATACGCTCCATATCAACATGCTCAGGCGTGATAGGACGAGGTCCATCACGATAAGCCCACATACGAATCCACACATTCTCACCGTCGTCAACCGTAAATGGTTGAGATTGAGTGACCCCGTTTACACGGGACCACCCAACACGAGAGCAATGGTTAGATTTCATAAGGTACTCATACGATACTTTCGTATGTATGAATACTCGGTGGCTGTTAAGGATCTCATCGATCTTGTCCTCATAAGCGAGGTGATCGACGATACCATAGACAGTGTGTTGATAATCATACGAAGTCTGACCAGTAGGACAATACAATTGAATGTATGAGTCCGTCTTGAGTTCAGATCCCTGTATGCTGTAGCGTCTTGTGTTCATAGTATAACAGAGGGAACCCCACCAGGGG